GAAAATAGTACTGTTCTCTCTACTGTTAGCAATAAGATCTACAGAGTTTGGAATTAGTTTTGATACAACCTTTGTCTGATCAATGATTTGTGGCTCACCTTCCCGCTTAATTTCAAACATCTCAAAGAAACGAGAGTATGTACCAGCAGTATCAAGAAAGCCAATGGTTGTACCTAGACTAATTGGAGAAGTATCAGGACTATATCTATAAGTAGATATGTTAGATAACTTGGCAGTATCAGGTGTCAATGAATCACTATCGGTGTGCAACATAAATTGTTGCGTCTCACCAAAGACAATCAGACCAGTATTAGTTTCAATACAATCAACAAACCTAGTAGGCTGAGTAGAACTAGATTGAATATCAATAGGATCATTACCTGAAACTACAAGTGCAGTATTATTAAAGAAGTTAAAGATCTCATCAGCCTGACTAAGGATTATGTTGTCTTCACATAAGAACCCAAGACGATTCCTATGAAAGAAAGTTTGAGAAATTTTTTTGCCTAAGAATGTAGGGAACGGATTGGTATTGTTATCACCTACTTGCCTATTGTCCCAATCAACATAACTAACCTGAAAGGTACCATTAGCTAGACGTTGAATCTTAATAGGAAGAGTTTGTTGATTAAATGAAGTATGAATATCATTCCCAGATTCAGAAGGAGCAATAGTCTCTACCCACTTACCAGGACCATCGCCACCAGACTGCCCTTCAAACTTTAAATAATAGTCATCCTCTTGGGATTCACTACTATTAACAACCTTAACGATCATGCCATTTACGCATTGACGTGGCAATTCAGTTACATCGTTGACTTCAGTTGTTGTAATTCTCCAAAGATCAGGTTGTGCAGTTGACACAATGAATGGCGTTGCAGATGCCATAAAAAATCCATTGCCAATCTTAACGATATTATCCATAGTTAGTGCAGCATTAGCTGCATCTAAATCAAGAATAGTATCGGCAGATATATGAGTATTAGGATTGAAGCTGGTTGGATCAGGTCTATAAGTACCACGATCATGTTTGGCTTCAATTGGCTGTATCTCGTCAATATTAATATAGTAGGTCTGTCCTTTTAATTGTACAAAAGGAGCATTGGTGTTGACTGTACCAGCCTGAACAGCATAATTATTACCACCGAAAAGTAACTCAGCAGTTACATTATAGACACCGACATATTCGTCACCATCTATTGTAGTACCAGCATTTTCTGATACTTGGACTTGACCTGTAACAGTAAGTCTAATGACCATTCCTGATCCAGTACCACCAGAAACAGTAAGAACTTCTGAACCTTGATATTGAAGCTCAGGACTAATTCCTTGGAAGGTACCACCAGTATTGGCACCACGAGTAATAGTAGGAAAGCCGTATGAACCAACAGTGATTTTGGTAGCACGACCACGACTAGAATTGCCTCCTATAAAAGTACTTCCACCAGTTGGTGTAGAAACATCAAAGCTATATTCACGTCCATAAGAAACCTGTCTTAATTCAACAAAAGCCTGATAATCTCTAGTTGCTCTGTTAACTGATACTCCCCGTTCTGGTGAAAGATTAGCGGTTTGAGTAACGGTTGTAGAGGTGTTAGTGACAAACGTGGTATCAGCTACGGTAAGAAATTTAAGCTGATTAGAGTTAGCACTATGGCTTAAGTAAGGCGCTACGTCACCGCTTACTGTCTGTACAGAACCATCACTAACCTTCCATATATTGACTGATCCGTTTGTCTGCACCTGCCCTATGTATGCACCTTCAGATTGGTCACGATAATAACTAAACCAAGAACCAGTACTTGTAGCACCACTCAACGAATTTAGATAGCGTGAACCAGGACGTTTAACTAGACCTTCTGTAATGTCTGGTACACCATTCAGTAGATCTTTCACTTGACCCGGAAGCATTAGCTCATCAGGCTGCTGTGAGATGCCGCCAAAGAATTGTGGAATTGTTTGAGTGATACTTGTCATTAGCGCCTTAGTGCATGATGTGGTTTATATGCTTGATAGGACGTGCCATTAGGCCAACCCATAAAGGTGTGATCGCCTTGATCACATTCGTATTCCATACAAGCTGCACGTGACTGTGCCTCTTGTGTACCGAGTAGCTCTACCAGTTGAGGGTTAGCAACCAGTTGAGTAGCAGCACGACCTGCTGCACGGAGAATGATGTACCGCTGGAATACAGACGGTAGGTCGTTAAATTCATACAGAGTTACTACGTCTAGATACAAGTCAGTAGTGAAAACATCGGTATGGTTGTACTTGTCGTACAAGCGGCCATTCCTTTTGACTACGTCTGTAGTTTTAATGTCCTGCCCATCAGTAACATCATACCTAATTACATTAGGAGAGATGATGTAGTGACCATCAATGTTAGGTGAATACTTGTAGTTATATTCAGAGTTAAAAGACCAGCCTTCATTCTGGACATCAATATTTACTTCACGTACCAGGTTGTGAATGAATGAAATCTCAGGGTTGGTGAAGTCAAGAGTGTTGACTGGGGCTTGACCGATACTCCCCAGAATTGAGTTGACTGCGGATAGTTCGGTATCGAGTGAAATCGTAGAGGGAGTAGTCATATAATTAAAAAAAAGGGACCCCGAAGGATCCCCATAGTTGGATAAAATTAAGCGTTTGCTGGGTAGGTAGCACCGAACGCAGTAGGAGCAGAAGCACCTGCATACAGCTCGACGCAAGCAGCAGGGTTCAGGAAGTCCGCCCCCATCGCCATACGCCCGAGAATTACGTCACCTTGGTATAAAACACTTACGTCTCCACTGGTCACCTGGACCTGAGGACCAATTGCTTCAACAACACCAGCAGCTTCGCGTTGGAACACGAGGCCACAAGTGGAATCAAAAGCATTCTGTTCACCGTAGTTGTTGTTCATACCGGAAACACCACCACCATCTTCAAGTGCAGTGTCACTACCAATGAAGTCACCTGTGTTACCAGGAGTGGTGACAGCGCCACCGTACTTAACACCGTAGTTGCCAAAGAACGGAATGTTCATTGACTTGTAGATCTTGATGCCAGCGATCTCAATGATGCCTTGGCCAGACTGCAATGCAGTTCCTTGAGCATCACGATTCACCAGGCCATTGGAACCAACAGCTTGGATCAATTCGTAGTACTGACGTGGGTTCAATACAGCGACACGTGAGTCAGTGCTGACTCCCTTTTCATCGAGAGCAGCGGCTGCATCGTAGAAAGCACCAATCAGTTTTGCTGAATTATATGCATCAGCTTCTGCAGTACCGACAGCAACTTGTGTACCACCGGGTTCTGCAAAGTTAGTAGCAGAAACAGGAGAAGCAATACGTGCACCTTTAGCGATAGCACGGAAGATCAAACGGTCATACTTTTCTGCGAGTGCATAACCAATTTTCTTGGAAATTTCACCCCTTAATTCGTAATGAGCAAGTGTCTCATCGAGCTCATAGACGAAAGCAGAACTGATCAATAAGTCATCAATAGTGATCGTTTTTTCTGCAACTGGAGGTGCACCATCGGTGTTACCTAGGATGCTATTCCCAGGTACATGGAATTCCGATGTCATACGACCAGTGTAGATGAACTGCAAAGATTTGCCGTTCTTAAGTGTACGCTTCGTGACAAGATCACGTGCGATTGTATTATGTTGGAACCCTTTAAACATCTCGCCACTAAAGAGCTTGAGATAAAGAGCACGCTTATCACCCGCAAGATTCTGCTGGCCTAGATTGACTAGCTGAGCGGGGTTAACCGAAGACTGTTGAGCCATTGTTACTAATTAAATAAAATAAATGTTGATATAACCTATCCAAGATCTTGAAATTTTTGTGGTCTATTCCCACCGTCTAGACGGCAAAGGGTATCCTCCGTAGAGGGCCGATGCCAATTGCTAAGGGAGGATTTGCACCTCCCAATGACAGAACTACTTAGCGGCTTTTAAGGTAAGCCACACCGCGGTAGACAAGCTTCTGCTGTTTTGCAGCTTGGGCTTGCTCACGCACACGCTGACGAAGTTCAACGTTTGGCATATATCCTCCATAAGAGAACTGAGGGACCCCGTTCCATGTCACCTCATGTCATGCGTCCCGAAGGATGAACGGACTTTTAATTAACCAATGGATGGTGCAGTATGTGTTGCCAGATCAAGTGGGAAGTTATGTGCATTACGCTCATGCATTACTTCCATTCCAAGTCCCGCACGGTTAAGAATGTCAGCCCAAGTAGGGACAACGTGGTTCCCAGTATCGACAATGGATTGATTAAAGTTGAATCCGTTAAGGTTGAAAGCCATAGTGCTAACACCCAAGCTTGTAAACCAAATGCCAAGCACAGGCCATGCAGCCAAGAAAAAGTGGAGACTACGCGAGTTATTAAATGAAGCATATTGAAAGATCAATCGTCCGAAGTAACCATGTGCGGCTACAATGTTGTACGTCTCTTACTCTTGCCCAAACTTATAACCATAATTCTGACAAACATGCTCAGTCGTCTCACTAAACAAGTGAACACGTGACAAGACAGCCATGCATAGCACTGAACAAAGACCCACCAAATACGCCGGCAACACCAAGCATATGGAAAGGATGCATAAGAATATTGTGTTCAGCTTGGAAGACGAACATGTAATTAAAGGTCCCGGAAATACCAAGAGGCATTGCATCTGAAAAAGAACCTTGTCCAAAGGGATATACCAAGAAGACAGCACTAGCCGCAGCTACAGGTGCTGAGTAAGCAACGAAGATCCAAGGGCGCATACCTAGCCGGTAGCTAAGTTCCCATTCGCGTCCCATGTAAGAGTAGATACCGATAAGGAAGTGGAATACAACAAGCTGGAATGGTCCACCGTTGTAGAGCCATTC